TTGACGAGCTTCGGCAGTCCTGCGCAGATCGTCGTAACTTCGACGGGTACGGCAAACGCCATATTCGGCGTATCTGGGAGCGCGGCCATTGCGATCACGGCAACGGGCAGCGCGCAGCGGGTGCAGGCCGTCAGCGGCACAGCCGCGATTGCAGTCACCGCGACAGGCACGGCTACGCGCGTACAGGCGGCGACAGCGTCGGCATCGATTGCTGTCACGGTAAATACGCCGGGCATGGTGATGGTCTATGACGGCGCGGCAACGGCGTCGATAGCGATAACCGGCACCGCAAGCGCCGTGATGACGCGCGAGGTCAGCGGCACGGCGGCGGTAGCGATTACGACCAGCGCGACGAATGAGAAACTTGGTGAAAGCTGGAGAGACGTAGCTGCTGGCGGCGAAACATGGTCCGAGGTTTCTGTTGGTTCAGAAACGTGGACGCCAGTTGCGGCAGATGGTGAGACCTGGAGATTGGCAGCTTGATTAACTTTGCAGAATGGACGCCGGACCAGCCAGCGTTTGAAAGCGCGGGCGCGACGGAAGCGAAGAACGTCATCCCGGCAGTCAAGGGTTATCGCTGCCTGAAAGACATCTCGCCGGTCAGCGGTGCCGCGACGAATGATATTCTCGGCATGTTTGCCGGGAAAGATGACGACGGCAACGCCGCGCTTTATGTCGGCGACAGTGGCAAGCTGTATAAATTCAATGCGGCCGACAGCAGCTTAACGGATAAGTCAAAAGGCGGCGGCTACAGCACCGCAGGCGACGATGTTTGGCGCTTCGTTCAATTTGGTGAGACGCTGCTGGCAACGAACTTTGACGACAATATTCAGACGGCGACTGTCGGGTCAGGCAGCGCGTTCGCCGATTTAAGCGGCACGCCGCCAAAAGCTAAATTCATCGCCGTTGTCCGCGATCAAGTTATGACCGGATTTACCAACGACGGCAGCGACGGCACCAAGCCTTACCGGCTTTGGTGGTCGGGCATCAACAACGCGACAAGCTGGACGAGCGGGACCAACCTGTCCGACTACCAGGACATCGCCGATCTTGGCGACTGCACTGGCCTTGTCGGCGGCGAATACGCGATTGCGCTGTTCGAGCGCGGCATCGTTCGCGGTCAGTTCGTCGGTGCGCCGCTGATATATCAGTTTGATAAGATCCACACCTCTCGCGGTTGCGCCGTCGCTGGGTCGGTCGCCAGCATCGGCGCGCAGCAAGTTTTCTTTTTGAGCGACGACGGCTTTTATATGTTGCGCGGCGCGGAACTCGTTCCGATTGGTGCCGAGAAGGTTAATAACTATTTTTTCAAGCGCCTAAAAACTGCCAACCGCGAGAACATGCGGGCGGCGGTCGATCCGTTACAGCAGATAGTAATCTGGGCATTCCCATCGGTCGATAGTGCCGATGGAAGCAACGACGAGTTAATCATCTACAACTATTTCCTCAATCGCTGGAGCCGCGCGGTCGTAAGCTGCGATGCGCTCGCCCCGCTATTCACAGCGGGCTACACCCTGGAGCAACTTGATAACATAAGCAGCAGCATCGATGCGCTGCCCGCATCGCTCGATGACGGCGTGTTCATGGGCGGCACTTTTTTCTTTGCCGCAGCAAAAGACAAAAAGGTCCAGAGCTTCACCGGCACCTGTCTGTCAGCGACTATCGATACCGGAGAGTTTCAGGTGACGGCAGGCCGCCGATCTTTAGTAAACACCGTCATCCCTTACGTCACGGGCGGCAGCGTTGCGCCAACGATCAGTGCCAGCATCGGCAGCCGGGCGTTGCAGCATGAGGATGTCACATTCGGTACAGCGTCGACCGTCAATAGCGAAGGGTTTTGTCCTGTTCGCGCAGAAGGTCGTTTTCATCGCGTGCGCGTCAACATTGCAAACGACTGGACGCAGGCGCAGGGCATCGATGTTGACGCACAAGCGACAGGTCTTCGCTAATGCCGACGACCAGCTTTCGCGGCATCACGGCAATGAGCGATCAGCGCGAGAATGCCGAGGTCGTCAATAACATTTTACAAGGCAAGCTGAACGCGACAGCGTCGGTGACTTTGACAAACAGCGCAACGTCAACGGCAGTCACCGATTACCGCGTCGGTGCCGAAAGCGTCATCTTGTTTATGCCGACAACGAGCGCGGCGGCAAGTGAGTTAGCAGCGGGCGGCATGTATGTCAGCGCCCGCGCCAAAAACACGTTTACGATCACGCACGCGAGCGCATCAACGACACGTAGCTTCGACTATGTCGTCATTGGCTAATGATTGGCCGCTGGCGCTTCCCCACATTCGGGATGCGTTGAAGCATAGCGGCGACATGCACACGCTCGCTGACGTTTATCAGCGGATCGAAGAAGGCCGCGCAGAGTTGCATGTCGGCAACCGAAGCGCGGTCGTAACGCAAAGCCTGTCAAATGGGAAGCATCTGCATTTCTGGTTGGCGGGCGGTCATTTGGACGAACTAAAAACTATTGAACGCGACGTTACAGCGGTCGCGAGGGCACGCGGGTTTGAGAAAGTCACAATCGCCGGTCGGCGAGGCTGGCTGCGCTCGCTCGATAATTACAAAGAGGCGGCGACAATTATGGTGAAAGAGCTATGAGCTTCATCGGTGATTTATTCGGCGGCGACGACACAGAACAGGTAAGCATCGCGCAGACAAACACATCCACAGAACCGCCTGCGTATGCGAAGCCGTTTCTGGAGCGCGTATTAAGTGAGTCGGAAACACTTTTTGAAACGCCGTCGACTTTTTTCCCTGGTCAGACGTACATTGATTTCAGTGCGCCAACGCTTGCCGCTCTTAATGCAGGCGAAGCCCGCGCGATGGCTGGGACTCCGCTCACACCGGCAACGACGGCATCGGTTCTGCGGGGCTTGGACTTTAGCAACCCAGCGACCGACATGCTGATGCAGACGGCGCGCGGGGATTTCGTCAATCAGGGCAATCCATATCTGGACGCCGCGCTGCAACCGGCTATCGACCGCATTCAGGGACAGTTCAGTCAGGCGGGCAGATTAGGCAGCGGCGCAAATGTCGCGGCGATGACCAGCGCGTTGGCTCCGATCTACGCGCAGGATTATGCCAACGAACGCGCACTGCAACAGCAAGCGCAAACGGCACTCGGCGGTCTTGCACAAGGCGACGTTCAACTTCAGCAGCGGGCGGCAGCGCTTGCCCCGACAGCGGCGGCCTTCGACTACGACGACATCGGACGACTTGCACAGTTTGGTCAGGCGCGCGAACTCAAGGCGGCTGAACAGCTTGCCGACGAAATGGCGCGCTTTGACTTCTTGCAAAACGAGCCAGCGCAGCGGCTACAGAGGTTCGCCAGTCTGGTACGCGGCGGCACGATGGGCGGCCAAAGTTCTTCGACGCAGCCAATCTATGCCAATCCAACGTCTACGGGCATTGGCAATCTCGGCACGTTGGCGACGGCAGCAGGCACGGTCGGTAAAATGTTCGGTCTGGGAGTAAAATAAATGGTTGATCCGCGACTTGCAGGCTTGCTTTCACCCTCTTCTAATTTTGACGCAGGGCTTCGCGCTCTCGCTGAATTATCATCGCAACTAGTTGCGCGTGGAGCGCCGCGCTTAACACCAACGCCGCCGCCGATGAACCTTGGCCGCGTGATGCAGGCATATGACCAGAGCATTCAGAACGACCTGCAACGCGGCTTGGCGCTACGGCAATTTGAGCGGTCGGAAGAGGATTATGCGCGGAAGCAACAAGAGCGTGACGCCATTTCCAAAATGCTGGCACCAGTGATGCGGCCAGTTACAGAAAACGTACTTACAAATGTCGACCAAGACGGTGCCGACATAATTGAACAACGTACAACGATGCAGCAAACGCCTTCGGCACTCATGCAGACTTTACCCGCAGCGTTGCGGCCATACGTGGCGGCACTCGACAAAGCTGGACAGGGACCGGCTGCAATTAGCGCTATTCTGGCGGCTGCGGTTAAGCCGCAAGCGGGTTCATCTTTGATGAAAGAAGCGCAGTCGCTGTATCCAAACGACCCCGCCGCACAAAAAGCGTTTATTGAAAAGGCGAGGAACCGCGCGCCGCTCTCGATAGAAATGAAAAATAACCCCGCCAACATAGTTGCGACGGTGGCAAGCGAGGGCTTCAAAAAGGCTGCGGCGCAAGTCGGCCCTGCTGGGCAAAAATTATTCCAACTTAACGAAATGGAAAATTTAATTTCTTCGGGTGTGCCGACTGGCAAGGTCGCAGATGCAACGCTCGGCGTTCGTAAAATTTTAAGCGACTTCGGCGCAGACGATGCCAACGTCCCAATTCAAACAGCCATAAGGTCGCTTGGTCGCGAATTGGCTTTATCAAAGCACGGACCCGGCATGGGTCCGATGACTGACGCCGATTTTGTTATTTATCAATCAATAGTCCCGAAAATGGGGAACACGGTCGGCGGCAATAATCTACTGCTGAAAAGACTTAAACGAGAATATTTAGGTCAGCAGATGTACGCGCAAGTCTTGCAGCGGCAACTTTTATCTTCCGCAGGCGCTGCGGCATATGACCCCGCCGCAGCTTGGCGCGAAGTAGCCGCTGAACTTGACCGGCGAGTAGGTCCATTAGTTCCGAAATTTGCGACGCAGGCGGACTTTCAAAAAACCGGTAACACATATGTCGGGCAGATTGTTTCTGTCGCGGGGCAAGCGTTTGAGGTCAAACCATAATGGCGACTCTCGTTCCTATAACTGAAGAAAAGGCAGAGGAGCCGACTAGCTCCCCGACATTGGTTCCGCTTGGCGGCAACGAAGAGCCTGTCGACACGCCTGCGTTCTCATTTTTTACTGGAGAGGGTCGCACCGAGTTTCCCGACATGCCAGAGTTCGGAACGGCTGCGATAAGCGAAGACAAAGGCGCATTCAGCCGCGAAGCGCTCAAGACGCTCGCGGGTTATGTCTCAACCGCTGATGAAAAAGAACTCGCGAATATTATTAAAAAAGCGGTTCCAGGCGCGACGATCAAAGCGGATAAATTCGGCAACTCAATTATCCGTTACAAAGAAAAAGACTATTATGTAAACCGACCGGGTGCGTCGGGAGTTGATGCGTTTCAATTTGTCGCCGACGTTGCTGCCTTCGCGCCAGCGGCAAAGTTGACTAATTTATTGCAGGGCGTCGGTCGTTATCTGGGACTTTCTGCTGGGGCCGGTGCTACGCAAGGCGCAAAGGAAGTCGCTACTGCTGCATTAGGGGGCGAACAGCAGCCAATCGATGCCGCCGCTCGTATTGGCACAGCAACCGTGGCCGCTCCGATTGCTGATAAATTAACGCGGGTTGCCGGAAACGCTCTAAAAGGCAGTTGGAAATTTGTGACAAAAAATGGCGCAGTTACAACGACAGCGAAAAAAATACTAGAGCGCGAAGGCGTCGATGCGCCTGATGAAATGCTAATTGCCATGCAGAATTATCTCGACCAAGTGCCGGGAGATGTTTTGAAAAAAATTAGACAAGGCGGGGCAACGGCGCAGGCGTCTATCGACAAAGAAGCGCAGCAAATTGTTGAAGCCGCGCTGGCTCGCGGTCGTCAGGCAGTAACCGGCATTCCGAAAACCGCAGGGCAAGAGAGCGGTGACCTAACTGCATTACGGTCAGAGCAAAGAATTCGCGAGGGCGCTTTCGGACCAAACGCGCAGCAAACAATGAGCGAATTTGATGCGCGCCAAATTGCTGCGTTAGACGACGCCGTTTTGAGAGCGCAGCAACAAGCAGGCGGCGGCGCTTCGGTTGTTGCAGATGAACAGACAGCAGGGGGCAGAGTTGCCGATCTGCTCGGAAGCGCCCGGTCGAAGATGGAGCAGAATATTAGTGACGCCTACGACTTAGCGCGGGAAACCTACACCGGGAAAAATCAACCTTTAATTAGCGGTAGAGATATGCAGACGCTGCCGCGTCGAGTGTTAGATGCATTCCGCAATAAGTCTATGGTCCCTAACTCTCAAACCCCGGCAACTCAGGAAGCGTTGAAGTTAATTCAAAGCTATGCAGACGGCGAAAAGATTAGACGCGGTGCATCAATGCGAATGTTCGGCATGGAAGACTTGCGTCGAACAATCGGACAGATGGTTGAACAAGGAGCAAATCGCTCCGACAAATCAATGGTTATGCAGATTAAAAATACCCTGGACGATTTTGTCGGCGAAAAGGTCAAGATACCGGAAATGGAAGCGGCCCGAAGCGCCCGCGCAAAATTAGGCGATGCTTTTGAGCCGAGGAAGGGTCGCGGAACTAAAGTCGCCGACAGAGCGCGAACGGTTGCCAACGATCTATCGCTCGGCGATGTCGCAAGCAATCAAAAAGCGATTAATTCTGTACTCGGCGCAAGCGGACTTAACAGCGGCAACTTGCCGGTCGTAAAGCACCTGGCTGAAAAGTTCCCCGAGACAACGCCAATTCTTAAAGAAGCCGCAGTGTTACGCGCTGTTTACGGATCAAGCGCAAGCCGCGCCAAACAAATCGGCGCGCAGCGGATGCTGTCAAATCTGCGGGATGCGCTTGATGGAAGCGGTAAGGAAGTGGTGGACGAATTATTCAGCAAAGCTGAAAAGGTTGTCCTCAAAGCTCTGCGCGATGACTTAGAGGCAATCGTGCCGAAGCCGGGAGTGGCAAACCCAAGCGGCACGGCTGCGGCGCTTTCAGATGTCGTCCGCAAATATGGTTCGCGCGTCCCGTGGCTTGCTGGCGTCTTTGGCGCTGCTGGCGAACCCGTCGCGGCGGCTGTAGCGGCAACGCGAGCGGTTCAGCCAAGTGTATCAAACCCGGCATCTCGCGTTGTGCAAGGTTTCCAGCCAAGGCCGCGAGCTAACCCAGCATTCGGCGGCTTGCTTGGTGATGCAGTGAGCGGTGCGCCGCCTTTGACTGATACCGCAATAGAGTTGCTTAGAAATAATTAACCCGCCCGCCGAGGCGGGTTTTTTAATGGAGAACCGAAGAGATGGCGAAAGCTAATTGGAACCAATATTCGGCGACGGCAGCGTCGAACACCGACATCGATAGCATCAACATTGACGAGGGCATGAGCCCCAGCAATGTCAACAATGCGTTGCGCGAGTTGATGGCACACACCGCCGACGTCGTCGCTGGCACAACCGCGTTATCGTCAATCAACATCGACGGCGGCAGCATTACCGGCATCACTGACCTTGCCGTCGCAGACGGCGGCACGGGCAGCAGTACAGCGTCGGGTGCCAGGACGAACCTCGGCCTTGTCATCGGAACCGACGTGCAGGCATTCGATGCCGATACCATGAAAAGCGACACAACAAAACGCATCACGGCAAACATGGGTTTTACGCCGGTAACTGATAGTAGCAGCAGCAACAGCGTCACTTTTGATTTTTCGACCGGCAACATCAGCAAGATTACGTTGTCGGAGAACATCACCAGCGTAACGTTATCGGGTGCCACGGCTGGCGATATCCTTCACATCCAAATCACGCAAGACAGCAGCGCGCGCACAATTTCGGGTTGGCCTGCGGCAGTGAAGTGGGCGGGCGGCGGCACGGCGCCGACAATTAGTACGACCAGCGGCGCGGTCGACATCGTGTCGATTCTGTACGACGGCACAAACTATTGGGCGTCTGTTACGCAGGATCATCAATAATGTTCGGCTCAAAAATTAACCCGTCGGGCGCGAAAACCGATGTCGGTGACGCGATTGCGAACAGCCTTCGATTAAACGATGACGACAGCGCTTACTTATCTCGCACGCCGTCATCGCCACCAACAAATAGTCGAAAGACGTGGACGCTTTCAATGTGGATCAAGCGGTCGGAGCTTGCCACATACAATCCGCTGTTTTTTGGTGGAACATCATCGAACTACTGCATGGGGTACTTTGGATCAGACGATAAACTTGCTTTTTTATCGGAATTGTCTGGCGGCGCGACAATTAAAAAACTCGTCACCTCACGTGTCTTTCGCGACACAACGAGTTGGTATCACTTAGTTTTCGTTCTCGACACCGCGAACTCGACAGAATCTGACAGAATGATCTTGTACGTCAACGGCGTTCGGCAGACAGATTTCGATACCGAGACCTATCGCACTCAAGATGATGAACCCGGCTGGAACGACGAACAAGCGCATTCATTAGGGAGAGATAATTCAACTGGGTTCTTTGACGGCTACATTGCGAAGGTCGAACATTTTGCAAATCAAGCTCTAGCACCAACATCTTTCGGGCGTTTCAGCACATCGCACGGCAATGTTTGGGTTCCAATTGAAACGACTGCAAGTTTCGCTACTAACAGTGTGGACTTTCAGCTTCTGTTTGGGACTGCACCGGGATCGGGCGCAGGCGCAGGAGATGATACATCCGGTAGGACAAACGATTGGGCCGAAAACAATTTTGCTTCTAGTGACCAAAACGGCGACACCCCGACAAATAATTTTCCGACCATGTCGGCGCTTTGTCCAGATTTCAGCGACGGCGGTACGTGGTCTGAAGGAAACATGAAGATCGTCAGCACATCAGAAGACAGTGATGTAATTTGGACGGCCCCCGCAATCAGTTCAGGCAAACATTTCTTTCAATGGGATTTTACCAACAACGCAAGCAGCGGGAATATGCGTGTTGGCATGTCCAATCTTGAGAATTTCAACGGACATACGTTTAATTATAGCAGCAGCGCACATTTAGTTCTGGAAGCCGACCATCGAAACGACAATTGGAATAAATACGACGGAAGCTACTCGAGTGAAGACGCGGGTAATCCAAATGCGACTGGTCGTTATTGCATGGCAGTCGACTTTGATGCGGGCAAATGCTGGTTTGGGTTAATCGACACCAGCGACGGCAGCATCACTTGGTACGATAATTCCAACGGATCGTCCGGCAACCCGGCCTCTGGTGCCAACCCGGTTTTTACTTTTACCGCAAACACACCGTTAGTCGCTCATGTTTATGCTGGCAAAGCCTCTGGAACAAGTTGGACGGTTGACCTTGATTTTGGACAATTTGGTTTCGGCAACACGGTGCTGCCAACCGGCTATACCGGGTATGGTCAATCCGATTGGGAGGTGCTTGCAGATGTTGGCGGAATTGAAAAGCCGGGGGATTTTTTCCAAACAACGACCTACACCGGCAACGGCACCGCAATCGGTTCCGGCGGCAAAGCAGTCACGGGCGTGGGTCTTCAGCCCGACTGGGTCTGGATAAAAAACCGAGACGCTTCTGATAGTCACGCACTTTACGATGTTGTTCGAGGAACGACAAAGCAAGTTGAGACAGATACGACTGCAATCGAGACCACGGAAGCGGAGGGTTTAAGCACCTTTGGCTTAGATGGCTTTACTTTAGGGAGCTTGCCCGAAGTCAACACCTCTTCCGAAAACCTTATATCGTGGAACTTTGCGGCTGGCACTGCCTTCTCAAACGATGCATCTGAAACCAGTATTGGCACGCTTGATTCAAGTGGCCGTGTCTCAGCCGCTGACCACTTTTCAATCGTCAGTTGGACAGGGACAGCCAGTCACGGTGCAACCGTAAAACATGGAATGTCTGGCACACCGGAATTTATCATTGCGATTGCCCGTAATGAGTCTGGATCGAATAAACCGGTTTATCACAAGTTTATGACCAGCGATAACGACCATTTGAAGATAAACGAGAACAATGCTCAAGGCAGCGCTGGCACGACCATCTGGGATGAAAGTGCCATGTCGTCCACGGTGATCGGACTAGGTGCTGAAGTGCAGTCCAACAGCACAAATGGGATGATCGCTTTCTGTTTTCGGTCTGTGCCTGGGATGTGCAAGGTGGATCAGTACCTCCCGACCAACGCAACGAACGGGCCTTACGTCAATCTCGGTTTTAGCCCGGCGTTCTTGTTGATCAAATGCATTTCGACGACGAACCCGTGGATCATATTCGACAACGCAAGAAACACGTTCAATCCTGTAACAGCATATTTGCTCGCAAACAGCGATGCGACTGAGGGAACGAGCGGTCGAGACATCGATTTTTTATCAAACGGATTTAAAATTCGCGAAGACGACAGCGATACGAACGGCGGGACGTCTAACGCATATTTGTATCTGGCGCTTTCTGAAGCCGCTATTGGTGGCGGCATTCCTAATCCAACCGCGAGGTAATTCATGTTCGCACAACTAACAAAATCCGACAACGGCTTCGATCTGCCGATTGTTAAAACGGGCAACGCGGCCCGTATGGCAAACGGTCAGATTAGCGCCGGTGGCGTTCAGTCGCTTGATGCTGACGCGCTCAAAAACAATTACGGCATCGTCAAAGTTGAAACGGTTCACGCAACGCTTGGTAAGTACCAGCGCGAAGTCGAGTCGGCTCGCGAGCTTGATGGCGCGGTATATCGTATTTCATACCGCGCCGCCGACGTTAGTTTGGAGCGCGGGCAAGCTGAAGCTCTCAACGAAATTGCCAACCGCCGCCATGCAATAGAGACAGGTGGCGTAATTGTCGATACTAAATTCTACTCGACTGATCGTGACTCTCAGGCTGCGATTGCGCGAGCGAGCGGCACCGTAAATTGGAAATGCAACGGCACAGTGACGCGCGACATCGAGCAAGAAGACGGCTCGACCGTTGCGACCGCCTGCGTCAGCGCAGTCGAGTTTGCCGACAGCGACATGGACGCCGTAGGCACCGCAGTTGCAGAACACGTTGCAGCGGCATACGCGCGAGAGGCTGCGCTGATGTCTGCAATCAACGCAGCCGACAGCGTGGCAGCGTTGCGCGCGATTGACCTGACGGCAGGGTGGGCGTCGGTGCCGCCGCCTGATCCTGGCGAGTGATGTGGATCATCGTCATCTTCATGTTCATGCCATTGAACACCGAAAATGACGCTTTGACGGTAACTCACTTGCACGGGAAGCCGCTTGAGTTTTCTGATGCTGTCCATTGCTACGAACACGTTGAGCAAAATCTTGACGGGCTAAAATCTTTGGCGCGCCAGCATTACGGCGACGTTCCCGTCAAACAGATCGACTGCTTCCAAAAAGCGGAATCAATATGACCGACGTCAAAAATATCGGTGACGCAGCGGCGGGTCTGACCGGACTCGCCGCTTTTTTTGAGTGGTTGCCAACCATTGCGGCGGCCATGACGGTGCTTTGGTATACGGCTCGAATGGGCGAGTGGTTATGGGACAAATTCAAAAAACACTAGCCGCATTCGCGGCTCTTTTTTTGGCTGCGGCTTGCCAGACCGTGACCGAAAGCACTGATCTCCAGGCCGAGGTCGCATTCCCCCCGCCGCAGGCAATTCGGACGATGAAATACCCATGCTGGCGCGGCGTTCATTTGATCGACGCTATGCTGGAAGACGAAATGAAGCCGTCAGCAAGAGGCGTTTTGCTGCACCAAATCGATCTGAATACACCGCTGATTGAGTTTTGGGAAAACGATGAAAAATTCGTAATCATCGCGGTCTATCCGCAACATAAATTAGTGTGCGCTGTTTTGGTGGGAGACGCCCTCGATGGAACTCGGTGACGTTCGCTTGTTGCTAACGCTTGGCGGCATGTTGGTGTCCGTTGTCAGCGCGTTTGTGATCGTCAAGCAGCGCGTTGCGTCAATCGATTTGGCGCTTGCTGATATTGAAAAACGCTTGAGAGAGTTAGACAAGCGCGTTGATAACAGCGACCTGGATTCCGCTAAAGTCATCGACAAAATTGATAGCGAGCGACAGCGAATTGACACCCTTCGGGATATGTTCAGGCCAGAAAAAATGGACAAATACAGTAGAGAAATTGAGCGGCTGAAAGTCGAAAAGGAACACCTCCGAAGCGAAGTCAATGTTCTTCAAAAGATGCACAACGGGAAACACCCAGATGTCCCCAATGCTTGAGCGCTTGAAAAAAGATTTGGAGCATGACGAGGGCGTGCGCCATGACATCTATTTGGACCATCTGGGTTTGAAGACAGGCGGCTGCGGTCATTTCATCCGGCCAGATGAACCGGAATATGTGCAACCCGTTGGCACCACTATAAGCGCAAAGCGCGTTGACGAATGGTTTTCAGTCGACATCGAAAATTGCCTGCAAGATTGCGCTAATATTTTCAAGAACTGGGAAGAGCTTCCCGACGAAGCGCAATGCATCTTGGGGAATATGGCGTTTAATCTGGGCGCTACGCGATTACGTAGGTTTCGCCGCATGATTGACGCGATCCACCGCGAAGATTTTGAGGCGGCGGCAGACGAGATGCATGATAGCCGATGGCGTCGTCAGGTGCCGCAGCGCGCCGGTCGGTTAATTGCGAGAATGCGAGCTATCGCGTGAATGTTGACGTCGGGCGCGCTGGCGATTTTATCGCCGCCGCAGCGCTTTCAAGGATGGGCGTTCAAAATGTCATCAGTCAGCAGACGGGCTTTGACCTCGTTGCGTTCGTACCGGAAGCAATACGCATTGAGGTAAAAACCGCGAGCAAACGCAGCAGCGAAAACAATAAACTTTTCAGTTTTGTCACGTCGCGCGGCACGAAGAAAAAACTCCGACTGACCTCTCATACAGCAGATGTCTGCTGCCTCGTCGCGCTGCCACAGCGCTGCGCGCTGTTTAAACTCATTGACGACATCACCGGCAGCAACACGCGCATTCGCGCTGAAGAGTTTACGCCGCAAAACGAGACGGCAAGTTGGCTTGACGTTATGGAGAAACTGAATGATTCCCCTGATTAGCGCAATCATGCCGATGGTCGGAGAAGTTGTTGATCGACTGGTGCCTGATAAGGCTGGCGCTGCAAAAGCAAAACAAGAGTTGGAGGGCAAGTTGGTCGATGCCGCGATGGCAGGGCAGCTTGGCAACTTGGAAATCAATAAGGTCGAAGCCGCCCACCGATCAATCTGGGTAAGCGGCTGGCGACCGGGCGTCGGTTGGTGCTGTAGCCTAGCGTTCGCATTTCACTTTGTGGTTTTCCCCTTAGTCGCCTGGGTCGCGCAAATCTTCGGTCATCACTTCCCGCCGCCAGCCGACTTTGAGATGGATCAACTTATGACCGTATTGCTGGGGTTACTCGGCATCGGCGGCTTACGCACCTACGAGAAGCAAAAGGGCTTAACCAAGTGAACCAGCCGCAGCGGTGGCGCGGCTCCCCTGCCTCACCTCTCGGCGCTTTGATCTTCATCGGAATGCTGCTGGCGCTACTGCTGGGCGGCTGCGTACACGTTGCCATGCTGGGCGCGATGGCAAACGTGTCGCAGGCGCATCAGATTGGGAAGCTGGAAAAAAGAGTGACCGCTATTGAGGCGAATAGCGGTCAATGAGTTGACGTAGTTCAGCGCTGAATTTCTCGGCGGCTTTTGCGTCGTCAAAGCAAAAGGAAAATTTACCTCCTGCCTCGTTCTCAATCAAAACGTCGCTATAGTCGTCGGTTTTTTCGGTCGCAATTTCCATGCGGTCATGTTGAAAGAAACCGTTTAAAATTTCTAGGACTTTGCGCGGCCCGAATTGGGTCGCGTCACGACCTACGTTTGGTCGTCTGACGCCCCTCCAAAAATTATGTCATCAAGCGCACCGTCAAAAATGTCTTCTGACAGATTTTTACGGCCCGGATAAAGACGGTTTTGCTTTTCAAGCTCTCCGACGCTTTGAGCGTTTTCCCGCATGTTTTTAAACATCACAACGAACTCGCAAAACTCAACTATATTGTCGTCAAGAATTTTAAAATTCACGCGATCAAACGATTCGTCAATCAACAATTCTGTCGCCTCGTAGCCTTCACAAGTGCTGCGGAGCAATCCAAGTTCGACGCCCTCTTTCAATAGTTTTTTCAGCGCAGTCCTTTTGCCGTAAGGCGCGCATAAAACTTCCAATTCCGCAAGCGTTGCTTTCGGTTGAGTCGACAGCGTCATCAAAATAACCCGTGTGACCGGAGTTCCGACCTTGCTGCTATTGCGCCACTCCTTAATCGTTTTTCCATATGTCGCGCCCTTGACCATCTCGTCCGGGTTTTGAGTTATCCACAGACCCATAGCACTGAAAAGATAAATTGCGCGATAACGGAATCGCCAAAGGACGATCTGCTGATTTACCGAAAAGCGCTTATTCATAAAGTCATAGATATCTTTCGCTCGGTGCAATTTTTTCTGCATGAGCGAAACTTTTTCTTGCAGTTTATTCATCATCCCCTCCCAAACGCAGCGCCAAGTTTTGCCGCAATCTTCTCGTCACGCTTCCGGTCTTTGAACCAACGCGCATACTCTTTTTTGCTGAATGAGATGCTGCTATGCCCAAGAAACTCGGTGATCGTCGCGTCGTTGAACTCTGAATTAAAAATCAGAACTGATGCATAGAAATGTCGAAGGTCTTGCCATGTGATGCGCTCGACCTCTGCCGACTTGCACGCGGCACCGATGCCGTTCTCGCGCCAGCCCCAACCGGCAGCCGGTTGGCCTACTGCATTCGGAAAGACGAGATTGTAAGCGCGTTGCTCTAGCGGCTGCGAGACTTTCCATTCGCGGAGCGACTGCAACAAAAAATCCATAAGCGGTATCGAGCGCTCCCCCGCTTCTGTTTTCGTCTTCCCGACGCCCGCGCGTGATTTGATGGCACGGCGCACATGGACGACGCCGTCGTCAAAATCAATGTCGTCCCATGTGAGTGCGCGCTGTTCCCCCTGCCGCAGCCCCGTGTATGCAGCAAACTCAATCGCCAGACGATATTTATCTGGCGCGTGACTGATAACGAACTGCATCTCCGCTGGCGCGATCCGGCGCAGCCGCTTGCCTTCTTCAGCCGTTGAAATTTTCACGCCTGACGCCGCGTTGCCGACGCACCATTTTTTACGGGCGAAATAGTCAAACGCCTGTTGCACATTGACGACCAGCTTCCGCACCGTGCGATTTGTGCGGCCCGCCTTCAGCTTCGGCACAATCTCATCAATGACGAGGTCGGAACTTATTGCGGTCGTCTTCATTTTCCCAACTTCGACGCCGTTAATCTTCACGCCGCAAAACTGCCGCGCGTGCCTTTCCTTATTCTTGTATTCGGCTTGACCAATTTCGCCAGCCTGCACGCGCTCGTCTTGCGTTCTCAAAAATTCACGGAACGCCTCTCTCACAGTCGGCGCAGTCGCCGGGTCAACATATTCGGCACCAGACATAAGCACCCTCATCCGTTCAAGTTCTCGCCTAGCAGCGCGTTCGCTGCCCTCGACTATGCGTGATTTACGCCTGCCATTCACTTGTGCGAACACGCGATAGCGCTGGTCGCTAATCTTTTCGATTGATTTTTTCCGCATGTCATTCCTCTCTGTCTCGTAACGTAATGTTACTATGCTGAACACATTTGTCCAGTGACCTGACAAGGAATTACAAGATGCGCGAAAAATGAAACGCACATTTACGCACATAAAAAAGGGGAAGCCATTGACGGCTTCCCCTTTATCTTATTGATTTCATTTGAGGAATTTGGTTGCGGGGAGAGGATTTGAACCTCTGACCTTCAGGTTATGAGCCTGATTGCGCCAAATTTTTTAATCAAACGAAATCAATAACTTGCAAGTCCGTCAGTTACTTATTGTATGCGTTAGTCTCATCTTGTCCAGCCTTGTCTCGCCTAGTAACGCACATTTCGCGCACATTGCCCTGCTCGTCAGTGTACCAATCAGAAAACATTGGCTTGCCGCATTGCGTGCAGCGATGGTTGATAAGGCGGGTGGCTGAACCGCAAAAGTCACAATCAATCATCGGCGGTGCCTCGCTGGTTTCAGAAGAAGATCATACTGACCGGCACCGACGCGACGCTGTGCCATTATCATATGACCAGCTTCGACAGCTTTGCGAACCATCGCGAGAGGATCGTCGGCGTCGGCGAAGGGACAGTCGTCCGTCGTCTGCCAACAACCCGGTCGCCGCTGGTAAGCGATGACGCGGAAGTCGTCCACCCGTACTTTATGTTGACGATGTTCGTCGGTTGTCGTCGTGACAATCTGCATGTCATTCCTCCTCTCCGACTAAGTTCACTTCCGCAGTCAGCGCCAGATAACCCGCACCGTCGACATAGTTATCGCGGTGCGTTGGGTTCGTTTTTGTCCTCGCAATTTTGAGAAGCGTCAGCATATTGCCGACATCGAGTACGGAAATTTCTTTTCCTAGATACGAACTCCAAAGCGCTCCGATGTTTCGAAAGTTTTGATCGACAGGACCATGCGTCTCGCTACGGTCGCCGCAGATCAAGCTGGCTGCTTCCAGCGCGATTGATTTACGGGTTTGAATTTCTCCGCTACCGGCGCACGTTGGGCAGTCAACTTGCCCATCGTCTGAGTTGAGAAAGCCGTTGCCGTGGCATGTTGAGCAAATGTTCATCCGGCTTGCTCTTTAATTGCTTTGACGAGGCCGCCAGGAATTAGATAGCGGTTTCCGCTTTTCAAAATTTTGAATCCTGATTTTTCTTCGAGTGGTTTAAAAACCTCATGTTGCAGATAGCGGTACATTTTGTGCTTCTCCCTGTGACCGTATTGCCCCCAAATTTCTCTAGCTGCTTCAGGTGGCGAATAGAAAATTTGGTCACTCATCCTCTTGATTACCTTTTTCGTACAGTTTTGTTCCTTTCTTGTCTTATTTTATCCCAGTTACGGCTGTCAACAAAAAAAGCCCCGCACGTTGCGGGGCTGTTCCTCTTTATATATAGGGCGGTCAGTCAGACGGCGCGCACGCTCGCGACATAATGCACAGCGACAACGTCGGTTGCGGCGATCTCGATATCTTGGTCTGGGTTCAGTTCATGCAGCGTCAGCGTGTTCTCGGTGTGCCGGATGAAACGCTTCGCGATTGCCAGCAAGTCATTATTTTTCCTGTACTGGACAACAACAAAATCATTAAAGCGCGGAGCGCGAAACGGATTGACGATCAATATCTCGCCAGCGAAAAAACGCGGCTCCATTGAGTCACCGACAACCATCAGCGCGTAACAGTCATCGACGGCGTCGAGATATCCAGGCTTTTCAATATGATCGATTGGCGGCTGGTCGAAGTTAACGATGCCGCTGCCGCCTTCTGCGCGGCCAAACACGGGTATCGTCGTTCGACCGATGCCCATGCCTTCGGTGCGCTCTGCCATACCCAGGACAGCTTCCAGCGTCACGTTGAAAAACGACGCAACCGCCCCCGCTGTTTCATGCGGCGGCTGAACCTCGCCCCTTTCCCAACGCCGCAACGTGTGCGCTTCGACGCCGATGCGGCGCGCTAACTCACTCCCCGAAATCCCGCGTTCTTTACGCAGTGATCTAATATTGTTCTTCAAAGACATTCTCACCTTGTCTCATATTGTCCTGTATATTCCCACATTGTCCCCGGATTAACCAGTAACAATGTACGGAACAATTTGTTACGGTTTGACATCGGCGACTGCCGATTCCTCCCTGTGCAACTGGCGGGGGCCTTTCCTTCCCTTTTGGCCCCCGCCGCTTTTTTGAGGCCGGTGTGAAGCTCCAAAAATTCCTAGACGACAGCGGAATGACCAGCGGCGAACTCGCCCGCCAAATCGGAGTGACGCAGAAAGCCGTTTACTACTGGCTGCGCGAAGGCCGCTCGCCGCGCCCTGACAATATTCGCGCCGTCTCGAAAGTGACGAACGGTGCCGTCACCGCATCGGATTGGTTCGATGGCGAATAAAAATTATGTGCGCGGTTACCAACTCGAGGCCGAAACGGTGAGGCATTGGGAGGCACTTGGTCTTGAGTGCAGCCGCGTCGTCGGCAGCGGAAAATTCAAAAGGTACGGCAAGCAGTATGCGGGCGATTTGATGCTCGCCGGTTTTTCCGTAGAGGCAAAAAGAAAAAAGAGCGGCTTCAAATTTCTGCGAAAATCACTCGCCCAAGACGACTGCGATATGCTGGTCATTCGCGAGGACGCGCAGCCCGGCGAAAAAGTCGAGCGCCTCTACGTCATGCCCGAAAAGACCGTCGAAGCAATCTTCCGGCAACTTGGGCTAATCAAATGATGACCTTTGGCGAATGGTGCGACGAGATCGAGCTTCGCTATGACCGGCTGCCGCGCTGGTATTTAGATACGGCGCGTCGTGTGACAGCTTACCGCGAATATCAGGCGCGCTTTAATGCGGAGCAGCCGCGGCTCGCCGTTGAACTTTCAATAACCAAGGGTGAGCTTGATGGCCGTTAATGAGCCGCTGCCTGTCAGCGTCATCGAAGATATCGCCAAGCGCTTCAAGCTGCGGCACTTCAGCCACTCAAACTTAGACCTTGCCCGCAACGACCTTGGCCTCTGGGTGATGCGCTATTTGTTTAAAATCTACGATCCCACTAACGCCGCGATGGAACGCGGCAAGTCGGTCGAACATGGCTGTTATGTCGCGCATGTCGGCAGCGAGTTCGATGACCCGATTGAAGAGGCGCTCCGCGAGTACAACAAAGCAACCGCGCTCGGGGTCGCTGGCGAAGCGCGGGACCGGGAGCGCGCGAATATACCGCTCATGGTGCAGCAATACCTTGACCTGTTCGACGGCAACCTACCGACGCTGGAGGGGTTTCAGAGGCGCATTGAGGTCGAAGTGCCGGGCTGCCCTATTCCAGTAATCGGCTATACCGACTTTGATTTTGAGGACGTTATTGTTGACCTTAAAACGACGACCCGGCTGCCAAGTGCAATTAGCGCAGCCCATCGTCGCCAAGGGGCGATCTACAGTCGAGCGTCAGGTAATCGTGGCGTCGATTTCATTTACCTGACGCCGAAGAAGGCCGCGCGTTACCAGTTAGAAAACAGCGATCAGGATTGGCTTGAGGTGTGCGAAACGGCGCATCGGCTGCTGCGGTTCCTCGACAAGTTTGAGACGCGCGAAGAAGTCGCTTCGGTCGTCATTCCCAACTTCGACACCTTTTGGTGGTCGTCACCTAGCACCCGCGAAAAGGCGCGAGAGGTGTTCGGCTACTGATGCGCGTGATTATCATCAGCGGCCTCGTCCTTACCGTCGCCGCGTCCCTCATCATCGTTGATCTCGGTCGGCGGCTCATCGAATGCCGCGAGGCTGCTGACCGTTTCCAGGCAAGTATCAAAACGAATTACTGGCTCATCAGGAAAGAGCCGTAAGCGCTTACCGGCACCGCGCTTTAGAAAATGTGCCTTACACAATGAAAGCAAAACATGACTAAAAACGTGATGACCCAAAAGGATCGTTTCCATTTGCAGAAATTGTTGGAGTCAGTCTTAGAAGAACACGGCGAGTTTGTCCGTTACCAAGACGGTTGGAATGACAAGCGCGTGGCGCGGGAGTGCGGCTGTGAGTCAAAGATTGTGCAAAACACTCGAGCAAGGACTTTCGGTAGGCTCTACCGGCAAACGCCGGGGCCAAAAACATCAAATCGAATTGTCGAGCTAGAGGGGCAAGTGGCTCAACTTCAAGCGCAAATGGCCGCAGTGTTAGAAGCGATAACCGTGCGCGATCAAGATTTATTCCAACCAGAAAAAAGCAACGGAGAATTTCACGATGCCACTTAATCTCGATTCACCTTCTGACG